GTGCCGACGCCGTTCTCCAGCAGCTCGCCCTGGATGTTGCTGATATAGCCAAGGAAGAGCGGCGTAGTTGCGTTGTAGCGACTATCAAAGAACTGCACGCGCGCATTGTCGTAGACCGCACCTGAGCGCCACCACGGCAGATTGCCGCTCGGCGTTGTTGGCTGAATGACCGTGAAGTTCATCGCTCCAGGTGCGCCGTCTGCTGAGAGCGTCAGGCTGAGTGAGCCGAGTTCGACATACGGCGTAGTCGTAGCGCTTGGTGCTGGAAGATCAAGCAGGTTCGCGCCGCTATCTACTCCAGCAATGATCAGGCTGAATGGATTCGCCATTTATTGATTGCCGCTTCGGCCGCCAGGAGCAATGCGTCGGAGCGCTTCAGAGATGACGGTGTCAACCTTCTGCGTGCCGATGTTGACCGTGGTCGTGACGGTGGTCGCGCCGCCGCCAGCGCCACCGCTGATCGGAATCTGCCGACCGGTATTCGGATCAACCGTGTAGCCAGGCGCGGTGTTGACGAGCGGCACTGGAATACTCTGACCAGTCAGGATGAGCAGCTGCTTGTAGGCTTCGTTGAACAGGTCGATTGCCAATCGTGCTGTGTCAAGCGCTTTGGTGATTGGGTTGAACACATTATCCCAGTAGCTCTCTTGGTCAATCTGGAAGTTGATTCCAAGCAGGTCGCCTGTCTCTTTGATGGATTCCATCAACGGATTGAACGAGTCCTCAATGACTCGACCAATGCCTGCGCCCATATTCTCAAGCACGCCAATCACGGCTGGGATCACGGTCTCTGTCATAAAGTCGAGCGCGGCGTTTACGGCTGGGAGCAGGCGATAGCCGAACTCTTCCATCTTCTCGTTGATAGCCACCTGCGCAGCGAGATATTTGCCGCCTGTTGTATTGGCGATCTCTGAGGCGATGCCTGAATACTTCGCCGATACTGCGGTCAGGATCTCTTGGGTGGTAGCGCCCTTGTTGACCTGTACGCCGAGCGCTCGGAGACCCTTCAACTGCCCCTGTGCGCCCTTGCCGATGGTCGTAATGACATCTGCAAGCGACTGCCCTGTGACTGCGGCCACATCTGCAGCGACCGTGTTCGCCTGAAGGATGGTGGTCTGGTCAGCAAAGAATCGTGATCCCACTTCGATACCGGCGCGCACCTGGTCATCGGTGATACCAAGCGCAGCCATTGCCGCCGTCTGCTCTTTGACCTTCTTGGCAAGATCGTCAGTCAGGAATCCGCGTGCCTTGAGCGCAGCGTTGAGGCGCGCATTCGACATCTCGTCTTCTGCTGCTGCCTTGACTGCATCGAACGCAAACTTGGCGAGCGCAGCTGCGGCAACCCCTGCTGCGGCAAAGCCAAACTGGAGCGCCTTCAGGCTCTTGTTGACCTTGTTGATATTGCCGGACGCAGCGTCTCGTGCGCTGATCGTTGCGTTGACTGCGACATTAGCCATTCTTGATACCTACCTTGCTGCCTTGATTCCCATAATGGTGCGCTTCATTAGTGCGCCTTCAACGGTGCCAGTGGTGACGATGGTCTCCCTAGGTCGAGTTCCCTTCTTCTTAGATCCAAGAACGGTCTCTAGGTAATCGGCATCCTTCCAGTAGCGACCCCACGGTTCGGACTGCCAGCGCGACGCGGTCTTGTTCTTGTAGGAGGTTTCTAGCCCTAGCACCTGATTGCGCTTTGCCTCATCGGTGAGCAGCAGCACAATCGTTGCGGCCATCGCGTCTTTCCCTACTTGGATCTTAGCGGCAACCGTGTTGAGGACGAAGTTATCGCCACGAACACCTGGATGCAGGAAGCCTGGCGTCGGTCCGAAGATTGAGTGACCTGCGCCAAGTCGATCAAGCGCTGCATTGACTGCCTGACCGGCTTGCTGACCGCCAGTCAGTTTAGGGATTCGGTGTGGCTTGACACCCTTCACGACGAGCCAGCCGTACCACACACCCTTGCGTCCACCGACAGGACCAACGACGGCACCTGGTCGAGTGACGCGAGACTTGCGCCCACGCACAGCCTTGGCAAGTGCCTTGGAGTCAGTGGGTGCAGCAGCTCGCACATAGGGTGCAAGAGCGCGAGCAGCGTTGACAGTGGCGAACTGCTCTAGCTTGCGGATGCCCTTCCAGCCAAGCGTCTCCAGAAAGACCTTCTGGAGCGCGTCGGTCTGCTTGCGGACATCGCCTTGGATTTCAAGCTCTAGACCGTTGACTGCCACTTACTTACCTTTCGGCTGCATCTCTGCGTGGAGTTCCCACGCTGCAAGAACCTCTTCTACCGGCAGGCTCGCCACTTGGTCTGGCCACATCCCAAACTTCTGAGCAAGGATGTGAAAGATGATCTCTGGCGGTGGAACAATCGACTGACCGTGTGCCATCCGCCGTGCAGCGAGCCTTACTTGGGGTCCAGTTGATTCCCCTTCGCCCAAAGCGTCATCAACTCGGTGAGTGCGTCTACCGGTGCGTCAAGGATATCGGTGATCTCTTCGCCGTTGATACCCTTGAAGTTGTGCGATACGACCAGCGCAGCGAACGCTGGCAGCACCTTGGATGGGATCGCTGACTGGAGGTCAAGCAGAATCCTTGCGGATACGCCTGCCTTGATCTCGGCCTTCCACCCTGCGAAGTCACCATCAAGCGTGATGGTGCGGTTCTCTGCCATATTGACCCTCCTACTAGCGCCCTAGGCGCTGTGCTTTATGGCGCTGTTGCCAGTGGCGAATCAATCACCACTTCGAGCGACTTGCCTGAGGTCGTGTCGTACGCCAGTCGGCAGGTCACTTCATTCACCACAACGCCTTCGTTATCGGACGAGAGAGGAACGATGTTCTCGATCTCCCACGAGCCAAGAATCCACACACCGTAGTTATCGGTCGTGGTGCCGTAGAGGCGCAGGTACTTCTGCGTCGCAATGTCGGTGATTGGGAAGCTCGTGCCAGCGGCTGCGTTGCTTGCCACCGTGAAGGTGAGCGTTGCATCAAGCACACCGGTCAGTGCTGCCGTGGCGGCCGTCAGGCTGCCGTCAAGCGCCGTGACCATCCCAACGCCTGTCGTGATCGACAGGTTGAAGTTGTAGATGGAGGCGTAGTCGGTGGCTCCTGTGCCGCTCTTGTCAGGGAAGTTGGTATCGGTGCTCAACTTCATCAAGCGCCCAGCCAAGAATGGGTTTGCAGGGATCGCCGTAGGGAACGCGAGCGCTGAAGTCGCAGCCGTCGTTGCGGCGAAGGTTGCACCAGCCTGGAGCAGCCCTGTTGCGTCAGCAGACATCGTGATCTCTGTCGGCGCGGCATCTCGCACGAGATACTTCTGGACGCCGTCGGTGACCAAGAAGGAGTAGAAGACGAGCGTGTCGACATCGCCCTGTGTTGGCGACCAAGTCCAGGTGTAAGGGCCAGCGCCTGTGGTGCTCGCGCCAATCGCATCAAAGATCAGCGGAAGGGTTCGCATTGAAGCAGGACCCTCAGCGATGGTGATGATCGGAGCCTTGCCGGTGATGACTGGCTGGCTCGCCTGAATGGCGGTGCGCTTGCCAACGGATACGGTCTCGCCAAGATCTACGGTCACGCCGAGATCGAGTGAGCCGATGGTCTCGCTGAAGAGGATCTCGCCAGTGGCGGTACCGATTGAAGCTGCGGTTCCGAATGCGGCCTGCGACGCAGTAGCGATTCGCGTCAGAGCCTTTGCGCCGAAGGTAGCCATCGTTTACTCCTTGCTCTACGCGGTGAACGCCACGGTGTCAAAGACCGTGACTTCCGCAGTTGCTTGAACCGTCAGGTAGTCCTGATCAGCATAAGTATCTGTGCCGAGTGTAGTACCGGTCACTGCCACCTGCGCCGCGTTTCCACTAATCGTCACAGCTCCATCGAACACCGTTCGCAGCCAGGCACGCCAAGTGTAAAGGTCGCGGTACTTCTCATCCATCCGTGGGATGGGAAGCAGGTAGATGACGATGTTGACCGTCAGCACCGTGGTGCGGTTGCCGTTGCCGATGCTGATCTGGTCGCCACCTGGGAAGAGCACCGCGCACGGCGTGATTGGGAGCGACTCTGGCGGAGTGGCGTAGCACTTACGGAGCGTGTAGCCGGTCGGATCTGTCGCAGCCTCTACGCGCGCAGCGATGGCGTCTAGGATCGTCAGGTCGGTCATACCGCCAAGCCACCGCGATTGCGGTACGGCTCAAGGATCAGCGCGGCCTCTGGATGCAGGGCGCGGCTCATTCGCAGGATGCCGCCAAGGTCAGCCGATCCGATCACGCCGAATGGAGCAGTGCGGCTATTCCACACAGCGCCAGCCTGGATGATTGCCGCCTGTGTGACGGCGGCTGGGAGAGCAGGGAAGCCGAACACGCCGACCACTTTGACGCCAAGGAAGATGCCCTTAGGGAAGTTCTTTGTGAAGGCGTTGCTGCGGCTAATGCCGGTGTACGGCAGGCCGTCTAGCGCGTAGTTCTTTGGCGTGAGCTGGAAGTCGGTGTTTGCAGTCCAGGTCGTGGAGTAGGTGCCGTTCTCAAGATCGTCAGTGGTCAGCGTCGTAACGCTCACGAGATCATCAGTCAGCACATAGTCATAGGCTTCAGCCGTGTAGTAGCGTGTCTCGGTCGCGGTGCCGAAGCCAGTCTTTCGGTCGCAGTAAAGATCGATCAGTGTGTCGGTAGC